GACAAATGCCAACGGTAAGTTGATCTTTTTGAACACGCTTTTGCTAAGCTTGAACGTTACAGTGGTTCCGCTTTTGGCTGCGCTTTTGACAATCTTGGGTTCGCGTATATCCAGTTCGTCAAATGCAGCATTGCCTTCGTTGAAGGTCTGCTGGAATCGTTGGCCGTCTCGGATAATGTCAATGGTAAAGTATTCACTGCAACTTACAACAGTGCTGGCGCCGATGCCGTTGGTACCACGAACTTCTTCGCGCACACCAAAGTTACGACCTGCACGGGCCTGTGTAAGTGCCAGTGTTGCTTTGTGCATACGTTCGCTTTCATCCCAATCAATGGGAATACCGCGTCCGTCATCTGCAACTGTAAATTCCATTGTCTTGACATCGTAGCCAACATCAACTCTGCTACCGTGACCATGTCCGATAACTTCATCTAATGCGTTGTCTAATATCTCTCGGAATGCACAATAAACAGCAGGAGTCCACGTCATCTCTACTGGCTTTAGTGCTTTACCATCCCAATTGACAATGGTTTGGGTATGAGGGCTGCGACTGCCCAAATACATTTCTGTGCGCAACCTATGGTGCTGATAGTCTGTGAGTTTTTGAATGTTTTCTGTCATTGTGTTTTAGTTATACACGAAACGAAAGGAATACACAAGAGTCTGTGAAATCATATGTCTGCACCTGCTTGTAAAACAACGAAATCGGAATGCTGTATGCATCCCGATTGCGCTGTATTCTCTTTATAATATAACTTTTTAAGCCAGGAAGATTCAACGCCTACGGCGTGGCCTTGCCTGTATAATAATATATCTTGACTGTATTTGTATGTTTACTGTCTTGATTGGTAGTCTTTAGTTAGTACATGTTATCAGTATAGGTTAGTAGTAAGCGGCAGTTTGATTCTGTTTCCAAGTCCAAACTGCCAAAAACTCATTTACGCTGCGAGAGCGTAAGAAGGTGCAGAATTTTCATTTGCATCTATAGTTTTCTTCGCGATAACGGTGCTTAGATCCCGGTGACTCCATCCTGCCTAGTTCGCCTGTCGATCCTATTTCGACCCCAGCAAAGATACAGATTTTGCCAATCATTTATTCCCTTTTTCCTCACAAAAAAAGAATCTGTATCTGTGGTGGAGCCGTCGGGTACCGCCCCCGAGTCCAGAACGTGTTCAGTGAATATCAACATCACAAGTTATTTATAGACTACTTTGTTGATCTTGTCAAGCCTATGTTAGTAAATTGTTACATTAGGACTGTTAAATACAGTATCATGCATTACAAAAGTATTTTTATATCAGACTTGCATTTGGGTACAAAGCAAGCAAAAAGCAAAAGATTGCTTACATTTTTAGATACTCATACCTGCGACAACTTATTTTTAGTAGGCGATGTCATAGATGGATGGGCATTACAGCGCAGACATTATTGGACAGACAAACAAACTGAAGTAATACGTAAAATATTAAAGATAAGCCTCACTACAACTGTGTATTATTTGCCAGGCAACCACGACGAATTCGTAAGACCATTTTTCAAATATGGATTTAACTTTGGTAGCTGCAATGTAGTTGACAATGTCGTATATCATGCCATAGATGGTAGACGAATACTAGTAGTACACGGCGATTACTATGACATCTGGATGAAATTTCCTAAAAAACTCATTAATTTTTTGGCACGCATCGGAGACTTTATACCCATAAGTTGGATAGAGCATGCTAAAATACGTAATCAAAGTCCCTATCGATATCTACGCACAACTAGAACCGAACATCGTATAACAAAATACGCACAACATAATAATTACGATTCTGTAATTTGTGGACACACTCATATACCAAAAATGTTGGATAACTATATGAATACCGGTGATTGGGTAGATAATTGCACTGCAATTGTGGAGACAATTGACGGTAAGTGGGAACTGCTAACACATGTCGAAGATACTGTTAATAACTGATGCATGGCATCCTCAAGTAAACGGTGTAGTTACTACTCTCAGTAACTTGGTAGATCAAGCAAAAAAGAATGGTGATATCATACATGTGTTTCATCCACGTAGATGCACTTTTAGATTTCCATTACCATCATATCCCGAAATTGAAATAGCCATACCAAATATATGGTTTGTTTACAAACTTATCAAACGACAAAAATGGGATCATATACATATTGCAACACCAGAAGGCCCGTTGGGTATGGCATTTGCCACAATGTGTAGATGGGCAAAGGTACAATTTAGTACAAGTTGTCATACTAAATTTCCAGAATTTGTCAATGCACGGTGGCCGTGGATAAAAACAAACTGGGGCTGGCGATGGATGAAACACATCTACAGAGGTAGTACACGAATACTGACTACCACTGCTACTATGGTAACTGAACTAAAAGGACACGGGTTCACTCAGGAAATATTTGCATGGACCAGGGGTGTAAACAGAGAAATATTCAATCCCAACAATAGAACTTCAATGATATGCGGCAAACCAGTTTTGGTATGTGTAAGCAGAATAAGTCATGAGAAGAATTTAGACGTGTTTTGTTCTCTGGTTTATAAAAATGCAACTAAAATTGTAGTAGGTGACGGCCCCTATCTAAAAGAACTTAAATCAAAATATCCAGATGTTATTTTTGTAGGTAAAAAATCTGGTAAAGATCTTGCAGATTATTACAGGCAAGCAGATGTATTTGTATTTCCCAGTGTATCTGATACATTTGGAGTCGTAAACATAGAAGCATTGGCATGTGGTACGCCTGTTGCTGCGTATCCTGTTACTGGACCGATTGATATAATAGAACAAGGTATAAACGGTTATTTGGATAAAGATCTTGTTACTGCCATTGACAAATGCCTGACATTGGACAGAGCTGTTGTATACCAGAGCAGTTTAAAATGGACCTGGGAAAACTGTTATACGCAATTTAAATTTATATTGATGAAAATATAAATTTACACGGATGTATTCTTACCTGTCGCATAATAAAACATATTATGCTGTTCTGTGACAACGTTTGTCGTCAAATAGCGTTCCATGATATTGACATAATTTTTAATTCGTTCAGCTTCTGCGTCGTCGACCAACGACGAATACCGAGTTATTAAATCCAAATTTGTTTTGCTATAATTATATATATTATCTTTTTTTAACTTTGACAGATATCCGGTATTTGGTATTTTTAATTTAAAAAATAGATCAGTGTAATTGATAACGGTACAGTTTCCAAAGTTTGACAAGTAATTTTTAATTTCAGATAATTGATCTAACGAAACATTTAAATCTGAGTCATAATTAAATATATCTTTTATAAAATTATTGAATATATCCTTTGTAGATACGAGATTATGTTGTTTACAATATAACAGGTAATCCCAAATTATAAACGTATGAGATAGGTCTACATTAGATTTGCAATAATCATTTACCAGTTGTGATAATATTACAATATCGTCTCCTTTTACTTTAAAATTGACAGAGAGTACTCGATCTATTAATTCAGATATAGAATTGGTATTCCATGTAGTATTAAATCTATGTTTGATTATCAACAATACTCTAATTAAATATCTGCTTTCCTCATCTGGATATATAATTACGATTTCTTTAGAACTAAAGTTAAAAACTTTTGATAATAATAATGGATAGTTATGAGTTCGTAATATACGGTTATTTTTTGAAGTATCAAATCCAATTAATGTGTCATATACACTATCCAAATATCCAATCATTTCGTTGGGATTTACATGATATAATTGCCTTTGGTCTAAATGATTGGATAACGAATCTGGGTGAATAAATTCATTTAATAAATTTGTCGGATATTTGTTGTCTGCGATTTCATTGCAAATAAAATGACCGCCTGCACCAGACGGCCAACACAATGTCAAATCTACATCTATATGTATGTGCTTGGCATCTTCAAATATACGATGCTGCGGTAATTCCAGTTTCATGATACAGTTTTATGTTTTTCCATACAAAATGCTGTAGCACAAGCAGGGCCACAAAAGCCGGCTTTGTATTCTGTGAGATGATATAGCGGCGCCCGATACACTCTCTTGCTGACTTCAAAAGAATGTATGACAGATTCAGTGGGTTTACCGCATTGACTGCAAGGCTGACCATCTGTCCAAATCAATATATCCGGGCGCCCGTTGTTCATGTTTATCTAACAAGACCAGTTTGGCGACCAGCAGGCACAGCAAGTCCTGTTGTGTTGGTAATATAACTGTTTGTTGCGTTCTCTTCTGACAATGTAATAGTAATCACATGTTGCATATCAATTTTAAGTTTGGCATCAGGTTTTGCGCTAAACAAAAAGGTGGGTAGCATTTGCAATTGATATTGTTGCGTTTGTGGATCTACACCTAATGACAGCACCAATGGTTTGGTAATAAGAATCCACGACGGTGCAGAGTCTACAATTTTGGCTACAACTTCATCGCCTGTGGTCATTTTAATTGTACAGACATCGTCGTTCTTCCAAGTTCGTTCTAGTAGCATTGAGTTCTCCTATTGTTGAACAATATTGTGCAGCAACGATACCGCGATGTGCAATATCAAACCAACGGTACGTTGTACTGATCTGGTATAGGCCAGTTGCGGCCAACAAATGAAATTCTATCAATTGGGTAACCTGATGTAGTTACACTGTTACCTTGATTACCGCCTGTGCAATATGCATGACCATTTTTAATTTCGCGTATAAACGATGCATGGCCCCAGTCGAACCATACAAGATCGTTTCTACGCCATGCAGTTACATCTTGTACATTTACTCTTGTACAATTCCATGCTTGTGTATACGATTGAGAATTCAAACTGTTTAGATAGGTGGATCCTGCCGCCTTTAATACAAATCCTGCAAATGCAGCGCACCAGTAGACTTGATCGCCGGGTTTTCCTGGACCAGGGCCTGGGAATGTGTTATCTAGTACACTTTTAGGATATCCCACTTGTGCAAACGCCTGCATGATATTGTCGTTGGCAACATAGTTTGGTGCGATGGATCCAGGTGGTGTTTTTTCAGACCATGCTCCGCCTGCTGCTTCTTGTAAACACTGATTTAATAGATTTTCTATTCTTCCCCATATTGTGTCCCCCGGTGCCAATGCGATTGGGCTTGACAAATTTTGCGGATTACCAATTGGATCGTTGGGGTCACCTGTGCCGTATGCAGGCGCATCTCCACCAGTTGTGGCAATATTTTGGTTAACATTGGCACCTGCTACACTGTCAGTGTACACGGGATTCAATGCTGCTAAATTTTGATTAGAAGAATAGTTGTCTTTTTGACTTTGATTAGGCGCATAATTATCAACAGGTGAAGCCGACGGCATAGACAGCGCACTCAATGTGCTGTTACCAGTAATGGGTTCTTTCCACAATGCAACAGGTACGTTGTTTATAAACACAGATGGACTGCTGTAAATATCTTTAACACCGGGATCTAAGTAGTCTCGTGCTTGCGGAAATCCGCGTTCAATATATGGCATGTTTACTGTCCTTTATCGATTACTTATATGTTAAACGTTTAGGTATTTTTCTAGAGCATCGCAGCCGCCAATGTATACCTCGTCTATCCATATTTGCGGAAAAGTTCGTGCAGTGGGCGCAGCTTCCAATAACTTTTCACGAGTACTCCATGCTTGATTTTCGGTCAATTCTCTGCCATCTGGCCCTGCGGGGTTTACAATAAGCTCTGCATACGATATACCGCAGTTACGCATAAGCATTTTTGCTTTTGTGCAATAGGGGCAATGGTCTTTGGTGTAAATTACAGCATGCATAGTTTAAGTTCCTTTGATTTGTTGATCACCGTGTCTGCGGTGTATAAGATTACCGGACGCATCAGTGTCTATCCATACTGCATCATCTGGAATTGGTAAATTGGCATGTTTGTAATGCCATGCCCATTTTGTAGCATATGCAACAGTTGGCTCGTCGCTTCTCACAATACCGATACCACTAGCAAACATGGCTTTGGTAAAATGCCTATCACTCCATAAACGCTGACTGGGATCCACAATCCATGCCGGCATAATGTGCATGGCTTTGCGCATGATAAACCAACTGTTGGTATCTACCATATTTTCACCATTACTTTCAACACGATCCACATACATAGGTGCACCGTCTAATGCATGTATAGTACGAGTAGCAACTACTGCATCTGCATTGCTGGTTTTGGCAACATTAATCATTGTGTCTATATGATGTGGATTATACCAGTTATCAGCATCAAGGAATGAAACTGCATCAAACCCCTGACTAAATGCAGAAAGGGCCCCAATGGCCCTAGGTGTTGCGCCTGCATCTTTATGACTGTATGGTAATACAATATGCTCGAAAAACATAGCACGCTCAAATGGCTGCGGGTACCCATCCGCAACCATAATATGAGTAGCACCATATGTCTGCGCTCGAACGCTGTTCATACAACGTTCGAGCTGGTTAACAGTTTCTTTGTAGTAGGGTGTTACTACTGCAACTCGCATCAGAGGCTAAATCCTGTAAAGCTGTTGCTGTCAACGTCCTGTTTAACACCGCCGCTAACGTAGCTGCTAAGTTCAACTTCTTGTGGTGCAACCTGCACTTCTGATCCAGAAATCCATTTCATGGTCCATGGCAACGGATTACTATGGTTCTTGTACTTGGTAGGAAGGCCAACTGCTGCCATACGTTTGCCTGCAATAAATTCCACGTACTCTGCCAACAGTTGATTGTTAAGACCAATCATACTACCATCTTTGAAAAGATATTCTGCCCAACGCTTTTCTTGCTCCACTGCATCTTCAAACAGTTTAACTGCCATGTCTTGGCATTCAATTTCAATTTTAGCATAATCAGGGTCGTCTTTTGGCAATATTTTCAGTAGTGACTGGGTGCTGCCCAAGTGTAGATTTTCATCTCTACAAATAAACTTGATGATCTTGGCATTGCCTTCCATCTTCTTAACTTCTGCAAATGCCCAACTGCATGCAAAGCTAACATAGAAACGTACACCTTCGAGAATATTAACACTCATCAGTGCTAGCCACAGTTTCTTCTTCAATTCATACATGTCAACTACGACAGTTTTGCCGTTAACAGTGTGTGTACCCACTCCTAGCAAATTGTAATAGCCAGATAGTTCAATCAAGTCGTCATACAGCTTGGTAATATCATCTGCACAGTCTACAATTTCTTGAATGTCCATCATGTCGTTAAATATCTTGCCGGGATTGGCATAGATATTACGAATGATATGTGTGTAACTGCGGCTATGGATAGTTTCACTGAACGTCCATGTGGTAATCCAGTTTTCAAGTTCAGGCAAGCTGCAAATTGGACCAAACGCAATAGCAGGGGCACGACCTTGCACACTGTCTAGTAGAATTTGTCGCTTGAGATTGCTGGTAAAAATATGCTGCTCGTGATCGGTTAGATCTTTGAAGTCTTTGGCATCGCGCAGAATGTCTACTTCTGTGGGTAGCCAGAAGAAAGACAATTGACTTTCAGTAAGTTTATCAAGACTCTTGTATTTCATTGTATCATAACGTTGGATACTAACACCCCCGTTGGGATCAAGAAATGCCAAGTTTTTAGTATGATCCGATCGATTATCGACGTTAAAAACGCTCATGTAGTCACCCTCTATTGTCAGTTATATTATGCTGTTAATATTGTTAAATGCCAACCTGATATGTGGCAGTTGTGTGCCGCAGATCTAATCTGCGGCACAGTATATTAGATTTTGCAGCTATCGCAATCTTCATCTTCCACAGTCGCAATGTTAGCAGCATCGTTTTCCATCAATTTGTCCACGTCAACTTCACCTTGACCATCGTTGGTATTGAAGTAGTAAAGCTGCTTGCCACCGTACTTGTAGAACATCAAAATATGTTTGAGCATGTCGCTTAGTGGAATCTTGCCATCTGCATAATGCTGCGGATTGTAACTGGTATTAACACTGATACCCTGATCCACATACTTTTGCAGTATCGCACAGATTTTCAAATATCCTTCTGGTGTTTTTTGATCCCACAACAGTTCGTATTTGTTTTTCAAACGGCGATATTCTGGCACCACTTGCTTGAGAACACCATGTTTGCTTTGTTTGATAGACACATAGTTGCGTGGCGGTTCAATGCCATTGGTGGCATTGGCAATCTGTGCAGAAGTTTCAGCTGGCATCATTGCCATGAGTGTGCTGTTACGAATACCAACTACCTTGAGATCTTCACGCAGCTCTGCCCATGGCATGCGTTCAGTATGCGGTACCAATTCGTCAACTTCACGCTTGCGAGTGTCCACAGGAACAATGCCCAGTCCATATTTGGTTTCATTGTTTTTGAGGCAAGCACCTTTGGTACGTGCAAGATCCACAGATGCTTTGATGAGATAATAACTCATTGCTTCCATATACTCGTCGACCAGTGCCAGTGCAGCAGGATCGCTGTAGCTTACGCCATTTTTA